ACCGCAAATTGTTTCACTTCAAGCAAATATAAGTGTGTCACCGTTTTGGGGACAACCCGAAGTTTGTCAATTGGCAATCAATAGAGTCGACTTTGATTTAAGGGACGATGCAAATATTGATATTCAACCTACTGCGGTATTCATGGGATCTATAATTTCTGCAAGTGATAGAAGAGTTATAAGAAAGAATTGTAGACCATCAACAGAAGCTGGAAATATCTGTGACTTAGTTTCAGGACCAGGTGAAATTCTTGCGATTAGACAAACTATTGGACAAGATAGTAATGGTCGACCCGTATTGGAAGAATACGAATTTGATGGTGGACCTAAAGTGATAGATGGAGATGGTACGTGGCTAGTAGATCTACCAATGAATTTGGATTATATTATAACCAATGAATTTGGTGAAAGAACAATATCCTTAGATCCGTCTATTGGTGTACCAACAAAAGGAAAATATAGATTCAAAGTTAAATGGGAACAATCTCCAGATATGGGAGAGCAAGTTAAAAGAGCGTATTATCTTTTACCTAACGTGAGAGAATATGGTTGGAGCTCCGCATCATTAGACCCATCAATTTTAACGTCAGGATCTACTTCATATCAACAATATCAAAAGTCTTATGCCTTTTCTTTGGATTGGAACGAATATGCTGACCCAACAACAGCGATTAGTTGTCAAGATACCTTTTATGAATTTGGATATAATAGAGTTTACACTCCATCACAATTTATAGATGGATATCATAATGGATCAAATAGAGGAAGATTTATTGGAATAAAAGAAATATTAGATTCAACTTGCGACTCAACAAACAATAAGTTTCCAACAAATGACGGAGTTAAGAATTTTGATTTAATTTTTATTCTTTTCAATTTCTTTTTTAGTTTTATAACATTGTTACTTATACCATTAATGGTTGTGGTTCATATATTGGCATTCTTATGGCCAATATTGAAAATTCTCATCACGTTTGTTTATGGAACATTGGCGACCTTTGTGTATGTTTTATGTAAAATTGTTGATGCTATTCCATTTGTTAATGTCAATTGTCCAAAACCACCGTCGTTCAGAGACATCTTCAATTCTTTAGGAGACCCCTTCAAGAATATCGCATTACCAACGATAACGTATCCTGATTGTGAACTTTGTTCTTGTACTAATGAAACACCTGAATCGAGTGCAAATGCTCAAGCGTTCGTTCAAGAGTCTTTGAAAACGACATCTTTAACGTTGTTAGCAGATTCACCAAATCCTGTTTCTTATGGTAATATATTTGATGAACAATATTGTACAGATGATACGTGGTTCAAATATTATAATACAACTTATTTTACTTTAGAACAACAAGATATTTCATGTAGAAAACAAACTGTTGAAAACCCTGCGAGTGTATACCAAACAGATGTACAGAGACTTATTGCTGGTAATAACCAAAATATTGTAGGACAAAGAACCCCTGCTTCAATTTGGTTTGCGGAGAGACCAAGAGCATCTTTCGATTTAACCTTAACTGAAAGACTTAATTTATTCAATGTTAAAAACCAATACTTTAATACTACGGGAGGTTTCAACCAAGTTAGAACATATGTTGCCTCAGATGTTGCTGCCAACGCAGGACAGTATCATTACGACAATACAGTAACAATTTTATGTGATCCTGTTGCATTGGAAAATTTTGTGACAGGAAGAGTGATGACATTTCAGAACCCATTCAATTCTTTGGATCCAAACGTGAATGGTGCTGAAACTAATTTCTCAGGATTTTCTTCATCAACAGGATATGCTAAGAATCTGAAGGCGATTACAGTAAATTATGCTAATCCTGATAGTCCCGATCAATTATTATCTCAACAATATATTGTTAATCAATCGGCGGATACAATTCAAAACTGTTGGGTTTCCACAATAACTGCGGAAACAGGAACACAATGGTATTATACTGATTGTGATGGTGTGTATCATTCAGGAAACACATTAACAACTGGTACAGTATGTGTAAACGATTTATTTCCTTATGAAGGAGTTGCGATAACAAGTGCAAGATGTCAGGAACCTAAGTTTTTAATGTATTCAAAAGTTAAATCTGATTGTGAATACTTCCAAGTTATTACAGCGATGACTTATAGTAATTTTTCATCTTTGAATCCACCAGTTTTCACGGGACAAAGAAGTTTGAATGAAAGATATATTGCAGGTGCAATGTATTTGTGGGAAGAACATCATGTAAAAACAGGATTTTTAGGTCTTGGACGAGGTGCAAAAACTTGGCAACCAATGTATGCGACAAGACCATATTATGCAATTCCTGATAATAAGGAAATTTGTGTGGTTATATTACAAAGAGGAGTTGACCCCAACAGTACGAGACAAACAACAACGGTAGATATATCAAGAATATGTGGACAACCTTATGGGACAGTACAGGTAACATCGAAATACAAGTTGAATATTCCAATACAACCAGGATTAGTATTACCAAGACATGACCAATATTCTACAAATGAAAGTAGTCCAATATTCTTTGACTCATATATTTTCCAACCAGGTACAAATTATTCAGGATATACGACAAACATGCCTTCATATTATTCGAGTTTGGATTCGACCAAAGTTGGGTCATTCCAAGTGAAACCTGGTAATACATATTCTATTTTAGATTCTACAAAGGTAACAGTGAATTCGGGAAGTAATGGATCTTATTTGAAGGCTAATACTTCTGTGAATATATTTGGGATGTCACAATATCCAATAGTTAGTTCACAACCGAGGTTTAGTAATATTGCGGCTTATTTGAATCCAAACAATGTCAATTGGTATACAGTATTTGGAAGATATTATGCCGAAGTTTCACAAGGTAAGGAGATGGTTGGATATTGGAATGATGAATATGTTGAAGGAGGTGCGTACTTCTTTGCATCAGTTGGAGGAAGTGTTGAAGAAGGGTTAGCTTCTTTAAGATATGATAGATTTGTTTATTTCTCACCTGCGTACTCAACAGCAACCACAATGTCTATGCAAGCTCAAACGCAAAAAATTGTTATGAGAACAGATAGACTCCCAACATCGACTTCACGATCAGGATATGAAAACAATAGTTATCTGTTACATCAAAACACTAATTTCAGTTTTTATTTTGTTAGTGATGAAGGTGCGGTTGAGTCTTATGACGATCAAGGGGCATCATTCTTAATCAATGAAGCGACTGAAAATCTAAGTCAGTATGAAGAACAATTTACATCAACTTTTACATGTCAAGGATTGGTACCATTACAATGTTATTCTGGTGATTCGGAATCATTTGGTGTTAAACCATCTACAGATGCTTGTTATAAGAAGGCGGTTGTTAAAGGAGGGTGTTATGTTTTTGTAAGTAGAGTGATATTGTCATTACCTAATGACTTCAAACAATTAGGTGAGTATAAAGCGAGAACTAGAGTAAACTTTGCGGCTTGTAGAGGGGTATTTGGACATACCTTTATCAATAACTGGGTCAATGGTGTATTATATCATTTCCCTTTTAGAAATTTAAGATTTTTTAAATCTCCTTTAGATCCTGTAGATCCTAATGGACCATATAATGAGTTCTGTAAGGATACAATTGTCTTACATGAAAAGACTAATAATTTTTATTATAGATCATCACCATACAATTCATCGAGTAAAACATTTGTTGGAAAACAAAGAACACCTTCACCGAGAAGAAGAAACGAAAAAGAAATTTTATTCCCAACTACAGTCATGGATATGGGACCAAGGGATGCTTTCACTCAAGAGATTTCGTTGAATGAAGAATTCTATGGATATAATATGACTAATATACCAACGACTACATTCCAAGACCCTGCTGAAATTTTGAATCTTTTTATCATATCGAGACAAGTTAATTCGAAGTGGTTAGGTAATCTTGTTGGATTAGGAGATGGATCAATTAATGCTTTCTTTACACGAAGTAAGTCAAAGATAGATGGAGACTATGCTCAAATGATTTCAATCAATTCAGAACTTGGTGTTCAAGAATTTAATTTTGAAGCATATAGTGCACAATCAGGATCAAGTACAAATAATCCATTCTTTGTTGGACAAGATAGAAGTGGTAATCCAGTGATTGGTGTTTTCTTTTCTTCTGATACCGTAACAAGAGACTTGGTTACTCCGAGAAGATTGATCAGAAACGACAATGCCACATATAACAGTGCAGTTTATGATTATTTACCTGTTAAAACACAAGAAGTTCCATTCTATTCTTGGCAAACAAGAGATAGTAATGCAATCTTTGGTACTGAAAATAATGATTGGAGAACAGGATCAATTCAGAAAAATCTATATCAGAAGTTAAATAGAACTGATATTACATCAAACTATTTTATGGGTGAAAATCCAAGAGCAGATTTCATGAAAGGATACATTTATAATAGAAGTAATGTTTTATTCGGAGCCGGAACTACAGGTGAAGCATATCAGTTCGAAGGGGATAAAAACACTTCCGATTCACCGAGTTACGATCCGGTTAATTTAAACTCTTATTTCACTGTTGGGTTACCTTTCCATTTCTATTTTGGATTATCGAGAGGTAAGAGTGCGATGAATAGGTTTGTTAAAAAATATGTTGATTAATGGATAATACAATTATAGTACCAAGTAGATTAAGGTATAAGTCAGCACCAACTGTAAATCAACAAGTTAGTGTATCAGTAGATTCAAAAACAAATGAAATTACTGAGTATGATAGAATTGCCTCAGTCAATTTGGCAACATTATACGATGACGAAAGGCAGGCGTCAACAACATTTAGACCAACATTTAAAGTTGCTCCTGTGTATGAGAATGCTTACACAGGGACTACAGAATATATTCCGTTCTTAAACAATTTATATTATGTGGGTACAGAAAGATCCTTATTGAGTGGTATTTGGAAAGGATATCCTCAATATTATGAGTTTGAGTTTTTCAGACCTAATATTTCTGATCAACACATTCCGTATGTTAGTAGAAGTGCCTACACTTATAATTGGACTTATTATTTAACTCTACCGGTAGAGAACAATTATACCCAACAATTGTTTTGGACAAATGGTACTGACGAAATTAATTGGTTATCTGGTGACGGAATACCGTTTATTGTCAATTTAAGGTCGTTTAACGGGACTGATTTCATTTCTTGTAAGTGTATTGCCGAACATAACTTACAGATCGGTGATTACGTTGAATTCAACTTTAGTTACGGTAATCAAAAACTATTCCAAGTTAACTCTTTGGGAGATGGTACATTTGCATCTGAAACATACATTTTCAATTTGTTCAACGTGGGATACACTGGAAATACTTTTACTAATAACAAAAAAGGTGTTTTCAAAAAGATATTAGACATATCCAATTCTGCGGAAACCAAATCAACGTATTATATCAAAATGCATAAAGTCATAACAAATGTTAATGACTTAGTTGTAACTAAAACAGGATTTGAAGAATTACCATTCTCTTCAAACAAGAAGTTTGAATTTTCATCTTTAACACCAAATAATATCTCGAGGATTTCTCAGAAGAACGCATCTCAAACATATACGTTTACAATGAATTATGATTTGGATATCAAAAATTTGTTG